CATGTAACTGGTTCTAATGCTTGTTTTATGTCATTCAATGATATTTTATCAATCAAAGGATCTCCAAGTGTTGATAAACCTATGTATTTAAAGGTTGTTGAAACACCAGCTAAAGAAAAAGGTCATACTTATTTAAGATTAAAACCAGTTAGAAAAGAGGATAAATAATGGAAAGTAAAGATTATGAAATTATTCTAGATGCACTTAACAAAATAGATGAAAATGAAGATACTAAAAAGTTAAAAAGAAAAATTGAACTTTTTCTAGAATCTGATAAGATAAGAGAAGAATATCAAGCTAATATGGAAAAAATTAGCAAAGAGATTCAAGAACTAATTTCAAATAAATAATTTAATGATATAATAGAGCTGGAAAGGGGATATATAGAAATGAAAGATATTATTAATATAGCTGTTAATAATGGTTTAGGAATATGTTCTTTTATAGCTCTATTATATTTTATTTATAAGTATATAGGAGAATTAAATAGTACATTAAAGAAAATTAATGAATCTATGATAGAGATTCAAGTTGCATTAGTAAAACTAACTGAAAGAGTATCAGATATTGAGAAGAAAGGTGAATAAAATGGAATTTTGTTATCCAGTAAATATAATTAATATAAGGCAAGAAAAAACATCATCTCATTTAGGAATAGATTTAGGTTTTGATTCAAGTATTGATAAAAATTCATTTAATCAAAATATAATAAATCCCTTTAAAGGTGAAGTAACATATATTAAATATCAGTCAACTGGAGGATATGTAATTCATATTTTTTCAAAAGAACTTAATTTAACAAGTGAATTTGGTCATTTAAAAAAAGGAAGTATAAAAGTTAAACTACATCAAATAGTAGAATCTGGAGAGGTAATTGCAAAAATGGGAAATAGTGGAAAAGCAAGTGGTTATCATTTACATTATGGTTTATTTAAAGGTAGATTAAATTATAATAAAAAAGCTAATTTCTTAAACCCTATGAAATATTTAGTAAGATATTATAATCAAATATTATCAGATAAATCAAAAGATAAACTAAAAGTATTACAAGCTAAAATTGTTAGAAATGTTCCAGAAGAACCACTATTAGTTCATAATAAAAAATCATTTTCTAAAGCTAGTATAGTTAAAGACTATAAATTATATAATGGTGATATAGTTCCATTATATGAGGTTGATGGAAAATTTGCTCTTATTGATAAAGTAAGAGGATATTATACATCTAAAAATTATTTATGAGGTTTAAATGTTAGCTGGAGAAAGAAGTTTTGGAACTAATGGTAAAGAAAATTTTTTATTTCCTTTAGAGATTATGTGGCTTACTCAAGGAAGTTATACAGCTACATATTCACATAATGGTTGTTATGCTATGGATTTTCAAGGTGCACAGTATAATTCAAATCATCAAGTTGAAAGAAGATATCATTGTCCGTATTATGCGCCATTTTCATGTAAATTGGTTGCTAGATGGGGTTCTTCATCTCCAATGGTTATGTGGCAATCAATAGATGAAGTAAATTTTATAGATGGAACAACTGGATATGCTACAATAGGTTTTTGTCATGATGATAATGTAATGAATTTTAGAATTGGAGAAACAAGAACTCAAGGTCAAGTAATAGGTCATACTGGAACTTATGGAGCATCAGCTGGAGCTGATCATGTTCATATAGAGGCTAAAAAAGGAACTTATAATGGATATTATCAAAATTCATATGGTGTTTATATGGTAAGAGGTTCAACATGGTTATATAATTTAATGGGTGTTAATGATACTAATTTATATAAAGATTATTATGTTAATCATAATGGTGTTAGAGTTGAGTATGATTGGAATGAATTTGATGGAACAGGACCAACTCCACCAATACCACCAGTTACAGCTTTTAAGAAAGGTAATTTTCCTTGGGTATTATATTCTAAAAAATTTAGAAATGGTTTAAGGTAGAGTAAAGAAAATATACATTTGATATATTTTCTTTTTTATGCTATATTTATCCTAGAAAGGAGTTAACTCTATGTCAAAGATATCTCGAGATGATTTTTCAAAAAAATATGTTGATAAATTCAAAACTGAAGATGATGGTATTGAATTTTTAGAAGATTTATCTGATTCATTTACTGATGAGGAAGTTGTTGAAAAATCTTTATATGATGATATTAGTTCAAAATATGAGGATTTAAAAGAAAAATATAAAAGTAGATTTTTTGATAGTGAAACTGAAAAAAAAGAGCCTTTTCCTAACAAAAAAGAAGAGTTGGAAGAAAGAGAAGTTATTGATATTAAATCAATATTTAAAAGATAGAAAGGAATGATTAAAAATGGCAAGAGATTTTTTAACTACAAGAAATAGTTCTGAATTGCTTTCATATATTATAAATGAAACTCCAGAACTAAGAAGTGAAATTGATTTACCAGTTCAAGGAGAATCAATTGAACCAATAGGGAAAATAATTGTTAATAATGAAAGATATAAAAATGCTTTCTTAAATACTATTAATGTTATAGGTTTAACTATAATAAAAGATAATATGTGGGAAAATCCATGGGATTCTTTCACTGAAAAAGGATTCTTAAATAGAGGTCAATCTATTAGAGAAATCTTTGTTGATATAGCTAATGTTTATGATTATAATTCAACAAAAAATAGTCCAACTAACTTCTTAAATAATGTTGTACCAAACGTACTTCAATATATTCACAGTGTAAATTATCAAAAATACTACAAAACAACTACTTCTGATGAAGAAATAGCTATGGCTTTTGAATCAGATGAGGGTATTTTCAACTTAATTAATAAAGTAATTCAATCATTATATAGAGGTTATGAATATGATAAATATATTGTTGAAAAATATATGTTATGTAAAAGAATGGTTGATGGAACAACTACTGCTGTATATATAGATGATTATGCAACATTAACTCCAAGAGAAAGAGTTGAATTTATGAAAAGCTACTCTAATAAACTTGGATTTATGTCACCAAACTATAATCCAGCTGGTGTAAGAGTTGCTACTCCTTTTGATAGACAATATCTATTAATGAATACTGATTTTGAATCTCAATTAACTACATCAGTTTTAGCAACTTCATTCTTTAGAAATGATGCTGAATTTAGAACTAATGGAGCTTTAATTGATGGTTTCGGAAATCATGATGCTGCAAGATTAACTGAACTTTTAGGTTCTCAATATGTACCATTTACAAGTGATGAATTAGCAATCCTTGAAAAAGTTCCAGCTGTATTATTTGGTTATGATTTCTTCCAAGTATGGAATTATGCACTAGATAGAAATGCTGAAACTCGTTCAACTATGTTCTTTAACCCAGAAAGTTTAAAGACAAATCATTGGTTACATACATGGAAAGTTGTTTCAACTTCACCATTTGAGAATATTATTTCATTTGTTCAAGATGAACCAAGTATTACTAGTGTAACTGTTAGTCCAGCATCTGCTACTATTACAGCTGGTCAAGATTTAAAATTATCAGCTACAGTTGTTGCTGATGGTTTAGCAAATAAAGCTGTTACTTGGAGAGCTGGAGCATTATCTGGTTCAACATGGACTGATATTGATGGTGTAACTATTGGAGAAGATGGAACATTACATGTTGCGTCTACTGTTGATAGTGATACTGAAATATCAGTTGGAGCTACTTCAGTTTATGATACAACAAAATCTGATGTTGCTACTATAACTGTTGCTTAATATTCCTTTATTGGGAAAGGGTTAATTCCCTTTCCTATTTTTTATTAGAAAGGAGAAATAATAATGAAAAGAAAAGCTGTAAATTCTCAACTTTATAATTATAAAACTTATTTAAATTATAGAGATAAAATGATGTCTTTAGCTATGAATGTATTTCAGTTTAAGAATTTAAATCCTTTTATAGATATGGCTCTAGTAAATAAAACTTTAGTAATGAATGGTAGTGTTGCTTTTTTCAAAGATGATGTTACTGGTGATTTACTAGCTATGCCATATACATCTTTAGGTTCTTTAGATTATTATGGACGACCAACAAGGATTCAACCTATTCCATATTTTGGAATATATAAAAGAACTCTAAATAGAAATGAATTTGTTATTATGTATGATAATAATTCTAAAATTCCTATATATCCTCAATTAACTCAATCAGCTGAAAGACTAGCTCTTATTAAAAGGGGTATTGATATAAATGTTAGTCAACAAATGACTAATAGATTCTGGAAAACATCAGAAGAAAACGAAAGAACGTTAAAATCTATTTTAAATCAAGTTGATTCTAATGTTGAAACAATTGTTACTTATGATAATTTTGAATTAGATGAAACTCAACAAGTATTAAACCCAGCTCCATTTGTTGCTGATAAATTAAATGATTGTAAAAAAGAAGAGTGGGCTGAATTTCTAGAGATCATTGGAATAAGTGAATCACAAATAAATAAGAAAGAAAGAATTATTAAAGATGAAATTATGTTTTCAATGGGTGGAACTATTGCAAGTAGATTTAATAGATATGAATCAAGAAGAAAAGCTGTTGATGAAATTAATAAAAAATTTGGTTTAAATATAGAAGTTGCTTTCTATGATGGATTACCATCTACATTATTAAACCCAGAAGAATTTTTATCTGATACTAATGAAGAAATAGATACTAATGAAGAAATAGAGGTGGAAGAAAATGCCAATATTTAGATTAAAACCAACATATAATAATGAAATGTATATGGCTTTATGTCAAAATGATATGCCACCTACTTTATATAGCTTAATGAATAGCGAGGTTAATTTTGGAGCAGAAGAACAAACTTCTATAAGCGATTTACCAAGTGCATTTAAAAGTTACTTATTCGATTTTGATTATCCTTTAGATAATCAATTCAAGAATGATTTTGAAGAAACTTTTTTAACTCATTACATGTTTAGAAGAATAAATTATGATACTTATCTTTCTTTTAAGTTACATCTAAAAGTAAAATTAAAAAGTATTATGCCTAAATATAATAAAATGTTTCTTGGTTTTTCTAGTTTAGATTTTGATGGCTTTAGAGATACTACAACTAGAAGATTAACTGATGTTAGAACTATAAATGAAAGTAATTCAGCTGAAAGCTCTGGAACAAGTAGTGGAACAAGTTCATCTACATCTAGTGGAACTAATACAAACACTACTGATAATAGATATAGTAATACACCTCAAGGTCAATTAGCTAATGTTCAAAATGGTTCATATATGAGTGATTATACTTATAATCAAGCTAATGGAACTACTAGTGATACTAATTCATCAAGTGTATCAAATAGTTCTTCAAGTGATTCATCAGAAGAAAAAGAAAAAACTGATAATTTAACTACTAATGAAACTATAACTCATATAAGATTAGATACTCTAGATGAATATAAAAAGTTTTTAGAGTATGCTAATAATATATATGATATGATTTTTAAAGAATGTGATTCATTATTTTTTGGAATAGTATAAATAGAAAGGAATGATAAAAAATGAATGAACAAATTGGAAATAAAATTAATGATAAAACCTACATTAAATTAACTCCATTTAAAGGTTTTGTATTAGAAAACTTTCCTTTTATTGAAGCTGATTTTGATGCTATTACTAATTATCAATTATTATGTAAAGTAATAGAATATTTGAATAATGTAATAGCTAATCAAAATACAGTTCAAGAATTAGGAACTGATTTAGTTAATGCTTATAATTCATTAGTTGATGCTGTAAATTTAGCAATTAATGAATTTGAAACAGATGTAACAACTGATATCAATCAATTTAAAGTTGATATTAATAATGATTTTGATGAATTTACTTCTAATATCACAACTCAATTTAATAATCTACAAAATTATGTTGATAATTATTTTGATAATAATTTTCCAGAACTAGTAAGTGATAAACTTGATGAAATGGCAGAAGATGGAACACTTGAAAATTTACTTAATGATACAGCTCATTTAATAAAAGTATATAATACATATACTGAAATGATAGCTGATTCATCAACATTTACAAATGGATTAAGATTAAAAACTTTAGGTTATTACTCTATTAATGATGGTGGTGGTGCAGATTACTATGTCAATAATTCAGTTATTGTTACTAATTATCAAATTGAACTAGAAAATAACTTATATTTAAATTTAATTCTTAAAAATAACACTTTAAATATAAAACAATTTGGTGCATATGGTGATAATACACATGATGATACTAATGCTTTTATAAATGCAATTAATTCATTATCAACATTAAATAAAGATATAATTTTTATTCCAATAGGAAATTATGTTATTAGTAATACAATAATATTAAAAAATAAAAATAAATTAATTGGTGAAAGTAAATATAATACTAAATTAATTCAAAAAACTAATGAATGTTTAAATAATCCATTAATTACATCAGATACAACAGATGATTTACAATTAAGTGATATAAAACTTAAAAATTTATCAATAATTGTAAATGGTATTAGAACTGTTTATCCAATAATTATATATAACTGTACTAATACAGAATTAGATAATGTATATATTGAAGGTACAAATTTAAGTACAAATAATGGTGTTTGGATAACTAAAACAGCAAATTTTACAGGTGATAATTTTGTAAGTAAAATTCATGATTGTAGATTTTCAAAAGCAACATTAAAATTAAATAGTACAGATAGTTATATTGAAAGAAATGAATTATGGGGTAATACACAAGAATGTGCGTTACAAATTCAAATATCAACAAATACAATTATTGAAAATAATGAAATTGTTGGTGGATCAACATATGGTGGTATATATTTTGATTCAGAGGGTGAAAAATCAAATATTCAAATATTAGGAAACTATTTTGATGGTTCATATGATGATATAGATACTAAATATGGAATTTATAGTTTATCAACCTTAAATAATTGTTTAATTGCAAACAATAGATTTTGGAAACAGAAATCAGGTGCTATTAAATTATTAAATTCACATGGAAGTATTATTTCAAATAATAATTTTATTGAAAATGATTATTATAATAATGGAGAATCAGAAATATACATTGGTACTGATCTTAATTCAATTTATTCATATGGAAACAATATTTGTAATAATTCATTTTATAGATTTCATTGTTTAGATACAGATAAAACAACTGTAATTACTAGACCAACAACAAATCAACCACCTATTTTAATTATTAATCAACAATCAGGTGGTTATCCATTTGATATAATAGCTAATAACAACGTATATTGGTCAACTTATTATTCAGAATTACAAAGAAATAATGTGGCATTAAAATCATATAATAATAATTCAAATTTATTAAGTTATAGTGCAGCAGAAGTTGGAATTAATTCAAATAGTTTAGGATTTAAAGAATTAGTATATGTTAATCAAAATAATACTAATAATTTATATTTACAATTATATTCTAAAAATCCAACACGTGGTGATTTTGAAATTGCTAATAATAAAGTATTTTTAATAACAACATATTTTAATTCAAATACACATTATGACGCAAATAATGTTATACCAAATACTTTTAAAATTTTCTTAAATAATCCAACAATAGTTGATAATATTCCAAGTGAAGCTCAAGTACATGCATGTATGTTTGAAAATTTTTATGTTACAACAGGTTATCAATTCCAAAGATTAACAGCAAGAGATAAAATATATTCAAGATTTCAAGAAAATGGTTCATGGACATCATGGACATCTTGTAGTCTAACATAGAAAGGATTGATATAAATGGAAAAATATAATAAATATGGTGAATCTTTATATTTTGATTGTAATTGTAAAGATAATTGTTCATGTGGTTCTTCATTTGTTGTATTATATGATCCAAATGCATAATAAAAGAACTTCAATTGAAGTTCTTTTATTATGTAATATTATTAGATACTGAATAATCTCCAAAATTAGTGTGATTATTCCATATAGTAACACCACTTCTAGCTATTGAATTAATAATCTCCATTGAAGAGGCTGGTATTGATATATTATTATGATTATTTGGATAACCAATATTATCATCTTTAGCTATTTGAATATAGTTATAATTTTGTCTATGTAACATATTAGGATATTCAACACTATTAATCATATAACCATACCTAGTCAAATATTTGTCTATTTTCCTAGCATACTCGCTTGTTATACTCATTTTTAAATAATTGAATCCCATTGCTCCTATACTAGTTAAAACATCTCCAGCTGAATTTACTCCCTTAAATATATCTGGTTCTTGTTTATGTTGATAATATTCCATACTATTATCAAATGCTGAAATTCCACCAGATACAACTGAACCAGCTCCACTTGCAAGTAGTCCTGGTGTAAGTGCTGCTCCAATACCAGTTCCAGCAAGAGCAACTCCACCAGCTATCATTCCAGCTCCTAAAACAATTTCAGCTCCAGTTTTAACCCAGTTCATTGTGTTATTTACAGCATTTTGAGTTAACCAGTTAGTATAAGCATCTTCACTCCATGGAAGAGTTGGATATTTAGGACCAACAATTGCTTCATCAAGTGCTAATACATGACCATTATAATTATGAGGTATAGCAATTATAGAAGATCCTATTGATGGTACTCCATAATACCATATCTCTACTGGATGATTAGTTCCACTAAATGATTCATATTTAAGTACATTTGAAGAACCAGCTGTATTTTCCATTAAACAATATTGATAAGGATATGAAAGAAGCTTTTTATTAACTGGAGTGTAACCATCAAGTGAAGTTGGAATTGAACTAATAGGTGTATATGTTGCATGGTATGGGGTTGTATAACTTGTAATTAAACCTTTTTGGCTTCCTATTTGTGTATCTGGAACTATTATTGATGGAATCATATAAACAAATAAAACTGAATTTTCCTTTTGGTTTAATGATTCATTTATTCTATCTTCAACTTGGTCTAAGTTTGAGCAATAATAAACAAAACCATTCATTATTATTCCACCTAAAGAGGTGTAAATTGTTTCTGGTTGGGCAGCTTCTAAAAGCTGAGTAGTAACAACTAAATAAGCATAAGTTGAAAACCTAGAATCTCCAATTAATGCTCCATTACCAGTATAAGCACCATGCTCTATTTTTTCTGGTACTGTATGCTCTCCTATATTATCTGAAGTAACATGTTGTCTTATTATAAAACATTGTTTAGGGTCCCAATAATCAAACCATGTTGACCATTCATCAATAGTATAATATATCTCAGAAGCTCCATCAGATAAATATACTACTTTATCAATAAAAGCAAAAAACCATTGAGAGGAATTAAAGTCATAATTTTGAAACATCATATAATTACATTTCATAGCTGTACTATATGGACAATTAACTTTTATTGAACCTCTATCTCTTATAAATGAATATGTTAATGATGAATATTCTTGATTATTAACTACTAAGTTATACATATCAACTGTATTATATGATAATACTTGCTTATATTTTTTATCTAATTTAATATTACTTGCTAAAACTATTTTAGAATTTTTTTGACTCATTAAAATCATCTCCTTATACTAAAGTCAATTGCTTGTTTAAAATCAGTTCCAACTAAATCATTAGCATAAAATATATTAGATTCTCTAAAAGTATTTAATATATTTTGTAACCTATTTGAATTAATTGTAACATCATAAATGTTTCTTTGGTAGTTTTTCTTTTGATTAACTTCATCTGAAAATATTAAAATATTATCTTTCCATATATCATCATAAGGTTTAATAAACCATATAACCTCTTTAGTTTCTTTATCTTTTAATAACTCCCCAAGGAATTTAAAACTCTGATATTGAAATCCAATCATATATAATCTTTTATATTCTTTATAACTCTTTTTTAAATTAGGTTGAGGATCAGATTGCCATTCACCTTTATTAAGCATATTAGCATGTTTACCAATTACATATGAACTAGTTCCAGATGATTTACAATACTCAATTGCAATTGTCTTATCAATAGAAGTTCCATCTTCCCTAAAATCTCCAGTTGGAACTTTAATTAGTGATATATCACCTTGTTTTTGTTTCTTTATTATATCCATTAAACCCCAATCAGTAAGATAAGGGCAAACTCTAGAAATAGAGTTACCTACTAACCATAACTTAACAACATTTCTTTTTCTATCAATAGTGGAATAGAAATTCATTAATTTATCTGGTTCATTTTGTAAATAAGGTGAATTTCTAACCATAAATTCCTCAAATATAATATTATATACATCTAGATATGATTGCATAGCATAATTTTGCTCGGTTGATAATGAACCTACATATCCAATTTTAATTCCTCTTTTTAGCTTTCTTGTCTTTTCATCTATATTAGCTAAATATATTTCTTTTCTATATACATCAATAGTTGTATATTCTCCATTAGTTAATCTTTTAATATCTACATCAGCAAAATATTTCTCAACAAAATTATTTTTTATTTCAACTTCAAATCTTCTTAATAAAAAGAATCTTTTTAATTCATTTATTGATTCAGTTAATAAAGATTCTTTTGATAGTCTATTATATGAAGAAAGGAATGTATCAAGTGCAATAACATGTTTCACTTGATAACTCTTACCATTGCTCCTTTCTCCATAAATTAGATTAATATCAGCATTTAATGATTTTATTTTATCAATTAAATAATGTTCAATATTTTTTGCCATTAGATAAACTTTCTATTAATTTTTTATAAAAAATATATTGTTTCCATAATTTATCTTGCTTTTCTCTAATCATTATAGATTGTTCTATTGGTTTATTCCATGCATATTCTCTCATTTGCATAGCATCATATAATAACTTATTTCTTTTTTTAATTAGTTTTTTAAAATTAATCATTGTATCACTCACTTTCTAAAAAAATTTTAGCAATTTCTTTCTCTAGCTCTTCCCTTACTCTTTTTATATCTTCAAATTTAGCTGTTCCATTACAAATATTTTTTCTATTCAGTTTAAGATTATTACATATTCTAGTCATAGTTATTTTATTAAAATTAGTAATAATCTTATACTCTCTGGAACTTTTTTTCTCACTAATTTTCATTATATACACTCCTTTCTGATACAGAATCATTTATTAATTCTACATAATCAAGTGCTTTTCCAAGTGTATAAGAACAAGGAACTAAACAGCACCCAGAAATATCATTAACAATATATTTATTACCTTGATAATCTTCCATCTCTATTGGAGATTGATTATCAACATAATAAAGTAATAACTTATTAGTATCTTTACTTTTAAATATAAAACCATCTTTAAATTCAGTTAAATCTTTTATAGCTTTACTTCCTTTTTTAGGAACTCCAGCAACTGTTATTTTTATATCACCATTACTATTTTTAACAGCATATTTTTTAGCTCCTTGTGTAATAAATTCTTGATAATTTTCTTCAAAATCAAATACTCCAATTAAATGTTTTTTACCCTTATAATCAGTTGGTTCAAAATTTGCGATATCTAAATTTCTTTCTTTGCATACATGTTCAATCTTTTTTCTTACACTTTCATTATATTTAATAAAAGCATCTTTATTATATCCTTGTATTAATTTTGCACTGTCTGTATCACAATACACACAATATTTATCATTACCATCTATTATTCTTTCAATTAATGCTTTTCTACTCCATGCAGTAACCCAGCACCCATAAGCAAAAGATAAAAAAGATTTTTTCTTTTCTCTTTGTAACTTTTCAATTATATCCTCATTTGATAAAGGTATCTCTTCCCATATACCATCTTCAAATTTAACATCATCTGATATAGTTCGAGTTACACTCATTCCATAAATGGAATTGAATTTAGCTTTTTCCAAGTTATAATCTAACTCTTTTTCTTTTATTCCTTTATATGTTGTTTTCTTAACATATTTCTCTAATATAAAATTAACTAATTGAATAGGTAAATAATCATATTTTGAATAATAACTTTCTTCAATAGTATATTCAAAATCATAACACTCACTATATAATTTAAAATCGACATCAGTTAAAACCATTTTAAAAGAATCAGCTCTTATTATTCTACCATTATCATATTTAGCACCTCTTAATTCAAAACACTTTGAACCAGATATAAAATGATTATAAAATTTTGATTTTACATTTTTAAACCTAACTACTAAAAGATAAGCAAATGATTTTAATAAATCTTCTAATCTTTCAACTTTACAAGGTTTAAATTCTTTAGATGGATATTTTTGAACTAGCATTGAATAAGGATAAGAGCTAGTAATATCCCATGAATCAACATCAGATAATAATGAATTAGTCATTAAATAATTAGAATGAGTATATCCACCTTGAAATGCATAAACTAAAAGGTTATATACATGAGGATCAGTATTAATTGCTTTATATACTTTTCTTTTATATTTATAATCTTTTAAAGTAATATTAAATAACTCTCTTCTTACTTGACCAGTTGAGGTTGTTGGAATCTTATTAACTTGTTCATAAATATCTCTCATATATTTAATATAATAATACAAAACTAAACAATCATTTTCACAATAAGATAATTCTTCTTCTGATAATATTGTTTTAGAATGTCTTAATAAATTATAATCTAAATTTTCAACTAATTTTTGAACTGGTAAATTATATGTTTTTGGTAAACTCTCTAACTTTTGATTACTCATAAATAAACTACATCTAAATTCTATATTAAAATTTTCTAATTCAGCTTTCATAACTTTATGACTTTTTCTAGCAAATACTGATTCAAATTTTAATACTCGCATTAAAAACTGAAACTCAAATGATAGATTATGAACAAATATTATTTTCTTAAAAGTACAATAATTATCTATCATTCTTAAAAAATCTATAAATTCATTCCATGTTCTACCATAATAGACTGTGTCATTAATGCCAAACTGCCAAACATACATACAAGCTCTTTTTTCACATCTTTTTTGTTCTTTATCTCCCAATTTTTCATATTCATAATTATTGTATATTTTACTATCAAGAACTATAAAAGAAGTTGATTCAATATCAAATGTATAGATATTATTATCATATTTTTTCCTCTTTCCTACCTCTAAAATATCATAAGGTTTAAAATCCTTATAATATTGTATCAATCTTTTTATATAAAGAACTCAATGCATCTTGTAAATCTTGGTCAAGTCCAGCTGATTTTTTATCTAAACCAGCATATGATACAAACAATTCAGCAAATTTATTTAAACCAGCTTGATTAATTTCTTCATCTGAAAATGGTATATCATCATTTTTAAGACTATCTCTAAATTCTTTTACTTCCATCATTAGAGCTTGAAGTTCTGATGGATCTAAATATTTTCTCAAAGCTACAAAATCCTTATCTTCATATAATGTATATAAAGAATCTACTTCACTTGGTGTCATATCAAATTCATCTAATTTAGCTGATATATTTTCTTTTATTCCTTTTTCTACCTCTTCAATTCCAGATAATGTTGATGTTTTACTCTTTAAAAAGTTTTCAGTTAGTTTATTTATTTCAATTAACTCATCTCTTGATTCATTACCAGTTAGTTCAATTTTATTCAATTTTTTATTAAAGGATTCTAATTCTTCTAACTTTTTAGATGCAAATTTACCTCTATAATCTTTTATATTAGTTGTTTTAATTTTTCTTTTTCTTCCAGAACTATCTATAATAGTAATAGTTCCTTTCCTTTCAAATCTTTTAGTCTTAGGATTGTAAACTCCCTTGTTAACATCTCTAATTAAAGAACTTAGTCTTTGATTAGCTTTTTTAACTTGTCTTTTAACTTGACTTCTTAAACTTGAAGTTGATAGCATATTCAAATAATTTCTTCTTGGTGGTTTATATCTATACATTTGTGATACTATAACAGGTTCATTATCTACTAAAACATATTCATTAACCATTTTAGTTATATATTTTTTTGCCTTTCTTGCTACTTTAGTTTTTAGTTTCATAGCCATATAATATCACTCCTTAATACATCTTTATTTTATTTATATTTCCTTTATTATATGTAAATTTATATTTACCATGATATACAACAAATTCATCTAATCTATATAGCTTATTCATTTGTTCTATAAAAAAAAATTCTTCATCAATATCATTATACATTGTTAAATCTATTTTTAAAAGACCAGAAGAATCTCCTATTGAATATTTATATTCTACCTCTTTTAATATTTCTCCAATTCTACTAGTAAAATTATTTAATTTAAATGTTTTCATTGTTCTTTCTCCTTATCTCTTTCTATAACTTTTTCTAATGCTTTATCACTTCCTTTTCCTAAAAAATAGCCAACAAAGAACGATATATTTGCTTGTAAAATTAATACTAATATTATTTTCACTCTTTATCACTCCTTTTGAGTTCTTGTAATTTATCTAAAATAGATTGATAATATACAAAACAATCAGGAATATATTTTCCCCACTTATCTCTTTCTTTTTCAATCCATTTTTCTAATTCA